CCGAATCTCAGAGGCTATGTCTTGGTCAACGGTGACCAAGGACTCGCGAGAGACCTTGGCCCAGCGGATGAGCGCGGAGCACCCCCATCTCCTCGAAAGAGGACGACAAGGGGCCACTCCCAGCCGCCGGAACACCGCAGACCTACTTGTCCTGTCTGGTCTTCCCGCTACTCTCTTCCTCTTGAACTTGTCTCCTTCAGCGAGCCTAATCTCGTCTTCGATGAGACAGGACTTGAAGGACAACAAGGACTCGAGAGGCACGGGGGTGTCACCGCTTCCCTGGAACCACTGCTCGGTCGCCCGAACAGCCTTCCAGTACGAGGAGGCGTGCACCTGCCGCACGAGAGGACGCGGGAAGAGGCCCACCTCACGAAATGGCTTCTTGCCAATGAGGTCCTGCGCGATAACGGCACTCGGCCCCCTGGAAACCAGGGCACCGAGGCGTTGTCGAACAGAGACCCCGACGGCAAGACCGCGACCCGTGTATCCGAGGCCACCCACCTGCACCGGGAGATGCAGGCGGGGATCCTTCACGATCCACGGGAAGCGTCCCTTCATAACCCGCTCCATTCTGCGCAACCAGAGGTTCTCGAGCCTCTGGTCTGCCTCCACCGGCGCCCGGAGGACCGGCGGAGGGATGGAGGGGGGGAAGAAGAGAGTCATTCCGTCCTTCAAGTACTCTCTTGGCAAGGCCAAGATCTCACAAGCCGTCCACGAGTGGTCGGCGAGGAAGGTCTTGGACCTGTTGAGCGACGCCCCCACGGAAGCGACGCGGCCGGCGTACACGTCCAGTGCGCTCACCCTAGGGTGAGGAACTGGACGATACCGTCCGACCGCATCGTCTCCATGGGTGAGCGAACGCTCAAACGCACTGGTGGCCCAGGCGTTCACCCAAGAGAGCACGACGAAGGAGAGAGGTGTGCCCATCGGACTCCCTCTGAGGAACGACCCCTCCCCGATCTTGTCACCAAGGTCAGGGAAGCTCCAGGTCGCTCCTCGTTCCAGACCGAGGGATCGCAGCGACATGGTCACATCCGCGGGACGGATGAGACCACGAGCTGCGAGCCCTTCGATGACTACCCGGACAGCGGCGTGGGAAAGGCCGTCCGTGGCCTTGGACAAGTCCAAGGACGCGAACCGCCTCCCCCGCTTCTGATGCATTCCGCCGGGAATCGCACGGGACTCGCCGTCGATACGCCAGTGGCCAGGGGCCAACCAGCGCAGCGACGAACGGGTCCAGCTCCCTTCTACAAAGGTCAAGCAGTCGGGGACTCCAACCACCCGAACTTTGTAGCCAGGAGCCCTGAGCGCGGTTGCCTTCATGCCAAAGGGTTTCCCCTGAGACCTGAGGTACAGCAACCCCGCGCAGCGATACGATTCCCTCAGGTCTGCAGACACCCCAGCACATGGCCGCAGGACCACCGACGCCTTCCGCAAGCAGAAGGCGCCGAGAGAGTCCCCAGCGTAAGCGTGGAAGGAGGACTGGGTCGCCCCAGCCTCCTCACACATGTGACCGAGGTGTTCCAGGTAGCCGTCGATCCCGCCCCGAGTGGCAGGCCACTCGAGACAGGACGAACTGGAAGAGGGAAGCCGCCTTGGATGACGGAGGACTCCGCTGCCACTCACGCCGGGCGTGAGTGCGACGAAGCTCCGAAGAGAATCCAGAGCGGCAGCCGATGTGGGAAACGATGCGCTCGCGATCAGCTTGGCGTCTTGAAGGTGCCTGACGCACTCCCTTACGGGAGGCTCAGGCAGCGACCTCGAGAGCCGAGTGAACGCGAAGCCGTTCTCGGGTTCGCGCACTGCCAGGTGGCAGAGCGTGTCGACTACGTCCTTCCGGATGCAGCACGGCACGTTCTTCCACCTCTTGGAGTGCAGGGCGGACCCTCGAACGTTGTGGCAGAGTTTCTTCAACTCCCCGACCGTAAAGGCGAGCCCCCGAGGGGGCACAGTCTTGACGATCCAGGAGTGAAGGAACCAGGCCACGCGCATCGAATCCCAGCCAGACAGGACAAGACCGCTCCAACAGGTTGTCCAGATCTGTTGGAGTGGAGACATATCGCCTCCGCGGTGCCGGTGGGCACGTGCTCCCCTACGGGAGGGCGTGCCCGACTGCTCCGTCGGAAGGCTCTTTACAA